CAAAAAACCCACTATGTTTAAAACATAGTGGGTTTTTTTTGTTTAGGGATAAGTAAAAATATGGATAATTTCTTTTCTTTTTTTAAAAGGAGTCCTTTAAAACCAACCAAAAGTTCCAGAACTCATCATCAGACTTTAGGAAGAGTGATGAACATGGGCAATAGACAACACTTGAACATGGTGGGTAAAGTTCATGGCAAACAAATGAAAAATTCCACGGTTGAAAATTTTTTAAAAAATAAAAACGTAAAAACAAACATATCTCGGCCAGTGGCACTAGAAATATTAAAAGATTTTGGCATGAATCACACTCCAGGACAAACCTATAGCAAAGCTATAAATCGAACCGGTTCTTATATTCATTATAATCACGAGACTCAAAAGTGGATCTTGTCTAAGTCTAAAATTCTTTAATATGGAACGCGTAAGGTATTTAAATAAACAGGTTAATTCCAACGAAAGAAAAAATTTCTCTGGTTGGTGGAAAGAACAGATCAACATTAATGGAATGTTGGTGGTGTATTATTCAGATCTCACCACAGTGTCATCCTCTAATCCATTATACGGAGAAAACACTGCCGCTGGATTTACTTCCGGGGACTTATTAACTTCCTTGTTTTTACTAAATCAGGATGCAATGACCCTGTCTAAATTTGGACTATCTATTGATAGTGATTTAAATGGGGTCATACATCCGGAAACTTTTACTGAGATTTTTGGCGCATCTGCGGAACCAAAAGCGGGAGACCTGATGAAGTTATCAGAATATGGAGTTGATAGAATCAATTTTCCGAAAAGGGGTGACACGGTTTATCAGCTGACTGAGGTTATAGATGAATTTAAAACAAATGCTCTAGGGGGACACTATGTTTGGTTTTTTCAAGCCAAGAGATATGATTTTAGTCATGAAGAAACTACTACATCTGTGCCTGGAGTTAGTTCCGAGGCAGGGCCTTGGGTGGGTGCTGGAGTTGGTAATACTCCTCTAGACGACAATGATATCATTAATCAAATATCTTTGAAAAATTTTAATTATGATACAGATAATGTATGTAGTAACAACAGTGTGTACGGAGAATACTAACTAATATTTGTGGTCAGTTCTTGAGAAGTTTCTTCATAGCATAGATCTATTTTATAATCTAGTTTTAGAATTTTTCTCAAATAAATGTTCTCCGTTGACCTTATGTAGTCCTTAATATCAAGGGGATTGAAACTGATATTTTCAATCGGAATGTTTTTTTCATCACATTTATCACCTATCATATTGACCGCCTCATAAAGAGCCATCCACCTAGACAGAACACTTGCTTCCTCTTGGGCGGCGCCCCACCAAGCAAGAGGTGCTTGATATGAAGTGTGTTCTTCTGATTCTGATACCTGCGCAATGTGTTTGGGTTTTTTGGTTTTCATATTATTCTTTAATAAGAATATCAGAAGATATGGGGTCGGGCACGACAGAAACAATAAAATTGATGGAAACTGAATTTTTTTTGCCACAAGCTTTGCAATTAAATTCTACTCTTTCATTTTCTTCTGGAATAAAGGTGATAATATTATAGTCCTTACACGATCCGCATTCTAAAATTGAGCTTAAATGTTCTATTTTATCTAGCTCCTTTAAGCGTATCTTTTGATTACTACTAGTCGTCAGTACATGTGCTATAAAGGAAAATAAAACATATTGACCAGCAAAGGCCAGGACAAAAGCCGACCAAAAGTTCTGGTTTATGAGATAAACCCCTAGACCAATAAAAACTGACAAGAAAACAACTGTGGTGGTTGATTTAATAAAATCAAATACTTCAGAAGAAGATAGTTTTGGAAATTTTTTCATATAAACATTATATTTTTTCAATAAAAAAATACAAGTTATTTTTCCTCAAGATTAGGGGACATTAATGAAGGAAAATCATTTGCTAGGTTTATCACAGTAATAACATTGTGTCCTATTTCCTTTATTCTTTGTAAACAGGGTATTAAAATTTCTTTATATCTATCTAAAGATTTTCTTTGCTTATCTGACAAAGTATTGCCATTTATAAGAGCTGTGTTTATTTTATCCAAAGCAGTTGCTAGATATACCGCACTATCTGCCAGGTCAGCGTCTATGTGACTTAATTCCCAAGGGACCAGTGGTGTGTTAATTACCGTTTGTGTGGCTCCGGTATTCATTGCACCGTCTTTGTTCGACTGATATGGGTGATCATATCCTCGAGATCCAGATTGTGGACTAAAATCTTTGCGCGGAGCTTCACTGTAAGGGGTCCGACCCCCGGAGGTACCGGAAGATAACCCTTCCAGAGCCTCTATAAAGAGTTTGTCTATTTTCTTCATATTACCCCGGCCCTCTTCTTGCTACGTTGCCACATTTAAAACAAGTCCAACGTATTTCTTTAGTAATTTTGTTAGTACGAACGTCTCTACTCTCTATAATTCTACCAGAAGGAATAGAGCTGCCGCAAAAAGTACAACCTATCGGTTTATTTGCGAGAGGTTGCTGTGGCTTGTTATCTGAGGGATTTGAATTCATGATACAAATATTTACTCAGACACACTGGAAAGGCTTGGACTATATTCTTCTAGGAGAAGTGAAGAGTTGGTTGTTGGTTGAGGACGCAGGCTGGCCATCGTTGATGCACTACCTTCAATTTTTGACACCACATATTTCACAAATTCAGACCTTACTATGTCCTCTTTTGTAAATTTAAAAGATGCGACTCCATGTGAAAGACTTTCTTCATCATTAAACAAATGACACATTTTTTCAAACCCGCCACTTTTATGGTATGGTAAATCAGATTGAAAAGGGTCTCCTAAAAAAATAATTTTAGAAAATTCACCCAAACGTGTAATGGTGGTGACGAGTTCTCTGAATGTAATGTTTTGACATTCGTCTACAATGATAATCTTAGCAGGCCAATGTAATCCTCTTATATAATTGACCGGCATGGCAGAAATTCTCTGATCTGTATGTAGTCTTTTAATGGTATTCTTGTCCAGAAATTCTTCCATTTTTTCCGTGAAAGGAGCTATATATGCTTCAAACTTTTCATCTATAGTTCCCGGCAAATATCCAATTTTACTGTCAGCACTCTCAACTGCACTTCTAACAAAGATGATGTCTGATATTTTTTTAGACCTTAAAAGTTGTAATGCGGTATAGACAACTGTACTGGTTTTAGAGGTCCCTGCAGGCCCTTCGATAAAAACACATTTAGAATTTTTATCTAAAATTAAACTTATTAATTTTTTTTGCTTATCGGTCCAAGGCAATTGTCTTATTTCAAAGTCAAAATTTATTTTATCTCTTTGCCACACGTAGGGAGAGGTGTCTTTTTGAAATGTTGGCTCATGATTGGTTTTACCTTGAAGAGGTTCTTCTGTAGAAGATACGCCGTGTCTTTTTTTGACTAGTTTTTTGGCCATATGTTATAAAATTAATGATAATAAGCGAATATTTAGACCCTAGGAGTTGTGGATGAGGTGACACTCGGTGTTGTCGTGGAAGCAGGAGTTCCGGGTGCGGGTTTTTGAATGTTAGTACCGGGAGGGGTGCCTGCAGGTACTTGTGTAGTTGTATTCAACATTGTCTGAACCTTTTTGATCTCTTCTGGTGACAAAGATGATATGGTTTGAGCTATGGTGTGAAAGTTTGAAGGATTGGGAGAGGCACTCGTCGGTTGTGTATTTGGTCGTGTCGGGTTTACTGGTGGAGTACCGATGACCGGGTTACCTATGTCCTCAGACAGATTAATCAGTGCTGTGTTGTACACTATATCAAACAAATTTTTAGCTATCATTAAATTTATTTACCCGGTTGAGATACTTTTCAATTTTTTTATTTTCACAAAAATGGACCGAAAAAGGATAAATATCTGTATAACTTATTATGGCAACTAGAACAATTAATTCACCGGGAGTAGAAATATTTGAAATTGATTTGAGTTTATATGCTCAAAGAACTGGCGGTGTCGAGACTTTTTTGACAGGCTATGCAGATAAAGGACCTACAGATGAAATAATATCTGTAGGTAGCTTAACTGAATTAGAAGATATTTTTGGTTTTCCTACAAATTCTGCAGAAAGATATTTTCATCACACTGCTAGACAGGTTTTGCTCCGTCCTGGATCTAATTTATGGGTTACTAGATTACCTTATGGTGCTAATGAGGGAGATGGATATACAAATAAATACAGTGCCACCGTATATCCGGTTTCTGCTAATAATGTTGATTGGGACATTGCAACAGAATATTCCATTCTTCCTCCAGTTTCAATGTTGTTGACTGATGATGAATATAATAACATCTCAGAAAATAACATAGCATGGTCTCAAACCTGCATCCCTTCTGCTGTAAGTGCCAGTAACATAAATGCAGTGTCTGCTATTGGGTTAAGAGCTGGGATTATTATTGTTAATGAAGCAAAAACCACCGTTAACAGTCTAAATGAAGGGTTTTATCTATCCATAACAGATAACTCTTCTCATAATCCTGCAACAGATTTTGATGCGGTCACAGGGATTAAAGCTGCTTCTGGGAGGGCAAACGGTAATGTCACTCAAACTTACGCAACAGTTCCAGAAAGTCGCTTGTCCTTTAAGACTTCTAAAGGAAACTTAGAGTCTGGACAATGTGTTTCTGAATTTATAGAAAAATATCCAGCCGGCTATGATTTCGGGACAGATACTTTTAAAGATAGTATTAACATTAATGTCTTTAAAATAAGAGGATCTATCTATGCAAAGGATACAAACGTATTAGATTTTATCCCCGTCGAAGTGCATACCGGTTCTTTAAACTCCCAACGTACCATTAATAATCCAAACGGTTCTTCTACGAACTCTTTCTTTATAGGCAATGTTTTAAATAATAAATCTGACAATTTTAAAATTGCAATAAATCCTTATATAACAAATCTTGGTAACTGGACTGGCTCAGATGGTCTTCCTACCAAGCGTGTACGCGTGACTAACGGAGCTAAAAATTTATATTCTCAGGGTGTATATATGAGTGATGCTGATAAGGCCTCAAAAGATATCGGAAATATACCTCTTAAATTAGAAAGAGTTTTGAGGCGCATTGATGATTATGATTTCAATCTTGACTTGGTGTTAGAGGCTGGCTTAGGTACTATTTGGACCGGAGGCAAGACTAAATTTGCAGATTTCTTAGTTGCAAATAACATTCCCGATGAAAATGCTTCTGGTTATTCTATGGATTATGATGAAAATTATCCAATAGACATTTCTGCAATCAAATCTTCT